ATGGTGTCTTTATACCCCAAAACGAGTCGATAAGTCATGAATAGTCATGGTCAGGTCATAGTTGGTAGCGATACGGCTGAACTAGGCTCAAATAAGCTGGAATCGGTTTTTTTGCCGGTAACAGCTCCACGAATCCACTCACCGCTCAATGATTTGCCTTCACGCGGCTTTGAATTGATTGATTTTGCTGACCAGATCATTGAAGGCGGCTTTATGCCATGGCAAAAGTTTCTGGCCGAGCATTCTCTTAAGATAAAACCCGATGGCCGCTACCATCACCCAATTTCGGTCGCGACTGTGGCACGCCAAAATGGCAAGAGCACTTACATGATGGCCAGAATTTTGATGGGTCTTTTCCATTGGCAAGAGTCGTTGCAGGTTTCCACAGCTCACCGGTTGGTGACATCGCTCGAGCAATTTAGAGCAATTGTGCAGATTGTGGAAAGCCATGATGATCTAGCTAAACGGGTTAAGCGGATTAGGTGGCAACATGGAGCCGAGGAGATTGAAACGCTAGAAGGATCGCGGTTTATCATCAAAGCTGGTGGATCAGCAGCTAGAGGTTTATCAAAACCGGAAAGCATTCACATGGATGAAATCCGAGAGCTGCACGACATGGAAACATTTGCCGCGATGCGATACACATTGATGGCGGCCAAAAATCCACAGGTCAATTGCTTTTCAACGGCCGGTGATTCTCACAGCATTGTTCTTAACCAATTGCGCGAGCGCGGGTTGGCAGCAGCTAGTGGTGCATCAGATGATGTGGGTTATTTTGAATGGTCGGCACCGACTGATGAAATTAGCTTGGAAAATGCGGCTTTCGCCAATCCCGGCCTCAACATAACAATCCACCCCGACAATATCCGAGCCGTTTTCAATGATCCGCCCGATGTTGTGCAAACCGAGGTTTTAAATCGTTGGGTTCAGACAATCTCCAGCGTTATTGGAGCCAAAGAGTGGCAAGCTTGCGGTGATGAAACTATTGATCTTGATGAGGACAAGCTGACATGGATGGCAATTGATATTTCACCAGACAGAAAACATTGTGCATTGGTAGCCGCTCAAAAGCTTGGATCAGAAAGCTTTGTAATAAAGCTGCTGCATACATGGGAAAACACCATACAGCTAGATGATCGGGCAATTGCCAACGATGCAGCTAGTTATTGCCGAAAATATCCGATTGAGTATTTGCTTTATTCAAGGCGCACATCGGGCGCGGTTGCGGCAAGAATGCAACCGGCCGGTATTCCCATCCATGACATGGACAGCGATTACCCACAAGCTTGTGATGAATTATTGGGCGCAATTAACAGCGGCAGACTGAAACACCGAAACCAATCATCGCTAACCGAGCAAATGCTTTCGGCGGTGCAATTGAGGCGAGGTGATGGCGGTTGGGTCATTGGAAGGCGTGCCAGCCAATCGGCCGTGTGTGCTGCCGTAGCAGCCGCGCTATGCACACACTTCGCGACACGCCCAGAAACGGAAATTGATGTTTTAGTGGGTTGATGCTTGACATTTTGGGAAAATCGGCCCATGGGATTATTCGACCGCAAAAGCAATTTGCAAGCTGTCGCGCCATCGCGCGGTGCTGATGTAGCTGCACAAATTGGGCCAGCTCCAACACTCGATGCATTTTATCCATTTGGTGGAGCTGACTATCTTGCAAGCCGTGAAGAAGCTATGTCGGTGCCCGCCATCGCACGCGCTAGGAACATGATTTGCAATTCAATCGCCACCATCCCCATGATCACTCGCGATAAAACAACAGGCCAAGTCATTGATCAACCTGTTGTTATATCTGATCCAGATAAACGCGTACCCGGAGCAGCATCATGGGTTTGGGCGTGCGAAGATTTACTTTTCACGGGCTGGAGTTATTTTCAGGTCATGTCACTTTTTGCCGACACCGGCAGAGTGCGCGAAATGTGGAGAGTTGCACCAAATCGCGTTGGCACATTTTTAGATTCCAACGGAACATCAATTCTCTATTACACAGTTGATGGAAAACAAGTGCCAGATTCTGGTGTTGGCTCGCTTGTTGTGTTTTATGGCAATGATGAAGGTTTATTGAATCGAGCTGGTCGCACTATCAGAGCCGGTGCGGAACTAGAGCGTGCAGCTGCAATGTATGCACGCGAACCCGTGCCATCAATGGTTTTGAAATCAAATGGCACAGCATTGCCAGCAGACCGCATTGCAAAACTTTTAGATGCTTGGGGTACAGCTCGCAGAAATCGCGGCACGGCTTTTCTCAATGCTGACATTTCAATGGAAACAGTTGGCTTTACACCAGAGCAAATTGGCCTAAATGCTGCACGCGAAATCATTGCAACAGAATTAGCCAGAGCCGTTGGCATTCCGGCTTATTTTATTGATGCGCCGACTGGATCATCCATGACCTATGCAAACGCCAGCACGGCGCGTCAAACTTTGTTGGATTTTTCATTATTGCCGTTGATGAACAGCTTATCCTCCAGACTTTCAATGCCAGATTTTACTCCATCAACACAGCGCGTTGAATTTGATTTAAAGGCATATCTCCGCGGATCAGAAAAAGAGCGTGCAGAGATTTACAAGATTTTGTTCGACATCGGAGCAATCACTACCGATGAAATTAGACAAATGGAGGACATGATCTCATGAAGCTAACAACACCAATGCAAATCACGGCAGCTGATACCGATGCACGCACAATCACCGGCCGAATTGTTGCATTTAACGAACACGCTAACGCATCAACGGGCAAGGTTGTTTTTGCTCGCGGATCAATTGCTGTCAATGATGTGTTTCTAAATTTAGAACATGACAACACACGCAGAATTGGAAAGAGCATTGCGATGAGTGTCAATGATAAAGAAATGACTGCCACATTTAAGATTGCTAACACAACAGCTGGAACTGATGCATTGGTCGAGGCCATGGATGGCTTGCGCGATGGTTTTAGCATTGAACTGGCTGTTGATAATTATGAAATGCAAAAGGATGGCACTATGAAAGTGTTGAATGGACAGCTCACAGCTGTTGCACTCGTTACCGAACCAGCCGTGCGATCTGCACGCGTTTCTGAGGTAGCAGCATCAGAAGATTCTGAAACTCAAGAGGTTGCAGAAATAACAAACCCAAATGAAGGAGACAAAGTGGATAACACTACCGAAAACACCGCTCCTGCCGTTGAACCGGTAGAGGCTCCAGCTGAGGCTGTTCAGGCATCACGACCTGCCTATTACACAGCTCCACGATCACCAATTGTGTCAAAGGTTTCATACCTTGAGCACTATCTAAAGGCAACAATTCTTCATGATGAGGATTCACGCCAATATATCAAGGCAGCAGATAACACAACAGGAACAGCTCCCGGCATGGTTCCAACACCACAAAGCACACAGGTTGTTAATGCATTGGCTAACGCTGATCGCGGAATGATTGATGCGCTAAGCCGTGAAACTCTTGTTGGCGAAGGAATGACATTTGAAATTCCTCGCGTAACTGCTGTTCCTACTGTGGCCAATGTTGCAGAAAATGCAGCTGTTACAGAATCATCACTATCAGCAACATTCTTGAGCGTACCTGTTCAATCTTTCAAAGGTCGCGCAATTTCAACTGTCGAACTCATTGATCGCAGCCGTCCAGAATATCTAACAGCTCTCCTTCAGAATCTTGAATTTGCTTATGCAAAAGTAACTGATGAATTTGCCGTTGGCACAATTGCTGGTGCAGGTCAGCAAACAGGTGTAAATGCAAACTCCTCAACAGGATTCCTTGCTTACACATCACAAGCTGCCGGTGCTGTTTATTCATCATCACTCGGATTTGCACGCAACATCGTTGTTTCTCCTGGACAATGGACAAACATCATGGGTTACAACGACAATGGCGCACCTCTTTACAATGCAGCGCAACCTTCGAATCAGGCAGGATCAGTACGAGGCGATAGCTTGCGCGGTGTAGTTTCACCGGGCCTTAACCTCTTTGTTTCTCGCTCAATTGGTAACGCTGGTGCAACAACATCAACCGGAGATTTCTCAATGGCTGTTATCAATCCAGATGCATGGACATGGTATGAGTCACCACGCTTTACATTGCGCACAGCAATTCAGAGCGATGGAACAATTGACATCCTCTACTACGGCTATGCAGCAATTGCTCCAAAGATTCCATTTGGCGCATGCTGGAACCAGACCTGAGCCGAATAAAAATAACTCATCGGTAGCGGTCGCTCCCGAACGCTAACGATACGAAAGGAACCGAGATGCCAGCAATAGTCACAGCCTCACAGCTGAGGTCAATTCTTGGTGTCTCGGTTTCCTTGTATAGTGATGCACAATTGGATTCTTTTATAGATTCCGCTGAACAAACAATTTTGCCTTTACTTACGCAATACCAATCATCGGTGACATTTGCCAATGTGGATAATTCCGTCATTTATTTCACAACAATTCGGCCAAATTATTTTGTGCCGGGGCAATCTGTCATTGTTACCGGGGCCGGAACATACAATGGCACTTATACAGTCACCGATGATCGGATTGAGCCTTACACATTTACCGCGGCCACAGCTGCCGCAGATCGCACATATCCATTGCCATTTATCCCAAGCGCATTGGCTACTTTATCCGGATCATCAGCTGCACAGCTTTATGCATCAACACCGCCTATTGAAAATGCAATTTTGGTTGTCTCGGTTGAAATTTTTCAGAGCATTACAGCTCCCGGCAACCAAATCATGTCAGACACATTTCAGCCATCACCATTTGTGCTTGGCCGCAGCTTAACAAACAGAGTCGTTGGCTTGCTTGGGCCATTTTTGGATGTTGAGGCGATGTGCCAATGAGTATTGAATCAGCTGTACGCACACCATTAAAAACCGCACTTTCAACCATTGCTGCCAATGTCTATAACGGCATTCCAGAGGCAATGACATCTCCAAGCATTTGTTTAATCCCGGATGCACCATACCTTGAAAGCGTTTTAATCAATGGATCAACTACAAAGGTGAAAGTCAATCTGACTGTTACAGGCGTTGTTGCTTACATGAGCAATGCAGCAGCTTTGGATAATCTTGAGCAATTGATGATTAGTATCATCAGCACAATGCCGAACGGCTATGTCGTAGGCAATGTCAATCAACCACAACCATTGGAAGTTGGCGCGGGCAAATACCTCACAGCCGATTTACAAGTCAGCACCTACTACACCAATTAAGGAGAAATCATGCCAACAACAATCATCACGGGCAGAGACATCACTTTCAGCATTGCTGCTGCAAATTATGATGCCCAAGCCACATCAGCGACATTAACTGTTGATTCGACAATCAACACATATCAGACACTCGATGGCAAGGCGTACTTTACAACCGACACTCAAGGCTCATTTGCCGTTGAAATGTTGGCTGATTGGGGAGCATCAGGATCACTTTGTGAAGCTCTCTGGACAGCTGCAACAAACGCACCAAATACTGGTCTTTCGGTCATATTTGGCGCAGATTCAGGCGCATCATTTGCGTTTGATGTGCAGCCAATTTTGCCATCAGCCGGAGGCACAGCACCAGATGCACAAACTGTTTCGCTTGCATTCACATGCGTAACTACACCAATTTTGACAATCACTTAATAGAAAAGGACACGGGAGCATGAAACTACCAATCACAATCGAATACACGGACGGCAATGCAGAAACCTACATTGCACATCCAGCAGAATGGGCAAAATGGGAAAACAAGACTGGCAACACGATTGGACAAGCTCAAGACAAAATGGGCGTGTCCGATCTGTTGTTTCTTGCATACCATGCAATGAAACGCGAAATGGCGGGCAAGCCAGCCAAGCCATTTGAGATTTGGTGCGAGACTGTTGCTGACATAATTGTCGGTGATGCAAACCCAAAAGCTATAAGTCCGGAAGCATAAATAGGATACTTTGGGAGGTAGCCATTGCAAGTGGCCAACCTGTCAGCGAATTTAAAACAGCTGAGGATTTATTAACGGCAATTGAGATTATGGAGAAGCGAAATGGCTGAGGATGCGGTTGCTTTTGATAAAGCTGAACTACGATCCATCATTTATGCTTTCAAAGGCATGGATGATGAAGCTGTCACTAAAGCCAAATTGGTGTCCAATGGTCTTGCCACTTATCTTCAAGGCAAAATCATTTCCAAATCTCAAGGCCGCGATAGAGCTTCCAGCCGTATTGCCGAAGGATCGCGGGTAAGCAAATCATCAAAGGTTGGAGAGATGTCATTTGGATTTGCCTCACAGAAATTTTCAGGCGGTGGCACAACTCAACAACTTTGGGGCGGCTATGAATTTGGATCAAATAAATTTAGGCAATTTCCAATTTGGTCGGGTCGTGAAGGCCGGGGCTCAAAAGGTTGGTTCATTTATCCAACGCTTAAGGCAGAACAGCCTCAGATTGTAAATCAATGGGCAGAGGCGTTTTCACAGATTGTGAAGGTCTGGTAAATGGCAGCTCAAGGATCAAGAACGCTCAAGCTCTCCTTACTGGCAGATGTTGCTGAATTTACAAAAGGCATTAAAACGGCCGGTAAAGACACCGAATCAATTGGTGACCAATTTACGGCATTTGGCAAAAAAGCAGCTTTGGCATTTGCTGCTGCTGGAGCTGCAATTGGTGCATTTGCCGTAGAGTCAATCAAGAATGCCGCAGCTGATGAAAAGGCTCAACGGCTCTTAGCTCTTACAATTGAAAACACAACCTCGGCCACAGCTGCTCAAATTGCAGGTGTTGAGAAATACATTTCAACAACATCAATTGCAATTGGTGTTACCGATGATGAATTGCGCCCAGCATTTGCTCGATTAACTAGATCAACCAAAGATGTTGAAGAAGCTCAAAAATTACTTAATTTGGCTTTGGATATTTCATCTGCTACTGGCAAACCTTTGGAAGCTGTGGCCAATGCGCTTGGAAAAGCCTATGACGGCAATCTTGCCTCATTGGGTCGTTTAGGTTTAGGCATAGATCAATCAATTTTGAAATCCAAAGATTTTGATTTAGTCTTTAATACGCTTACCGCGACTTTTGGCGGTTTTGCAGATAATGAAGCGCAGAGTGCCGAAAAGGCTTTTGCCCGCATAAAAATTGCAACGGATGAGGTTCAAGAACAAATTGGCGCGGCGTTGCTTCCGGTAATTCAAGAATTGACGGCGTTCATTCTTAGCGATGTTGTGCCTGTTGTTCAAAGCTTTGTCGATGGTCTGACTGGTCAAGATGGTCTTAAAGACGGATTGACTGAATCACAAATTACAGCAATTGAATGGGGCAAAAAAATACGAGGTATTATTGCAACAGTCATTGATCTTAAAGATGAATTGATTGCTGTCGCTGCTGTAATTGGCACAGTTTTTGTTGTTTCCAAAATTAGTGCAGCGGTTGTGGCTACCATTGCTTTAATCAATACCTTAATCAAAGCCTATAATTTGTTGAAAGCATCAGCCATTGTTGCTGGTGTTGCATCTGCATTTGCGTTGAATCCATTGCTGGGTGTTGGAGCGGTAGCACTAGCTGCTGCCGTTTTGGCTGGAGCAAATGCTTTGGCAAGATCGGGTGATGTTAGCGGAGCAGATGCTTTTGCAACTACTGGCACACCCGGAGCAATTAGTGGTGGCGGCGGCGGCGGCGG